AAAAACCGATGAAGAAAAAAGGAATGGCACGAGGTGGTGCGATGAAAAAGAAAGGTATGGCTCGTGGAGGAGCTATGAAGAAAAAGGGTATGGCACGAGGTGGAGCTAAGATGCCAATGGCTAAAGATCCTAAGACAGGTAAGATGGTTCCGGCTTTCGCTATGGACGGCAAGGGTAAAATGGCGAAGGGTGGCATGATGAAGAAAAAAGGCATGGCTAAAGGTGGCATGAAGAAAAAGGGCTACGCAGCAGGAGGCATGACTGTTGGACAACTCCGGTCTGCAGCTAAAGCCAAAGGCTACAAAATCATGAAGGGCTAGTTATGGCTACTGCACAAAACAAAGCTAAAGTCAAAAAGGTAATTAAGGGTTTGAAGAAGGCTTCTAAGTTACACGCAGGGCAAGCAAAGTCTTTGTCCTCGCTTTCTGGATTTAGCAAAGGTGGAAGCACAGTCAATAAAGCAGGAAACTATACCAAGCCAACCATGAGAAAAAATCTGTTCAGTCGCATAAAGGCAGGTTCTTCTGGTGGTAAGCCAGGACAGTGGAGTGCTAGAAAAGCGCAGATGTTAGCCAAGCAGTACAAAGCTAAGGGTGGTGGCTATCGCTAAAGACCCAAGGCTAGGTACAGGCAAAAAGCCAAAAGGTTCAGGACGCAGACTTTATACAGATGAAAATCCAAAAGATACCGTTCGTATAAAGTATGCGACTCCTGCTGACGCAAAAGCTACGGCTAGAAAAGTAAAGAAGATAAAGAAGCCCTATGCTCGTAAGATACAGATACTTACAGTGATGGAACAAAGAAGTAAATACGGAGGCAAGCCCCAACAAGCAGGAATAGCGAAGAGGGCGAAGCAACAACTAAAGGCAAAGCATGGCACTCGCAAAAAGTCAACGTAGTTTAAAAGCATGGTCAAAACAAAAGTGGAGAACAAAGAGTGGTAAGCCCAGTGGGAAAACTGGAGAACGCTATCTTCCTGAAGCTGCAATCAAGGCTCTATCACCCTCAGAGTACGCAGCGACAACTAGAGCTAAGAGAAAAGGCACAAAGGCAGGGAAGCAGTTCGTCAAGCAACCGAAAGGTGTTGCAAAGAAAACAAGAGCATACAGGAAAGTTAAATAAAGGAGAAAGAACATGAGTATAAAGGCAGTAATATCATTAATACAGGGTGGTGCAGCAATAGCTCCTTTAGTAAAGAAGTATGGGGCAAGTGTAGTTAAGGAAGCAAGAAAACACATAAAGGACTTAACAACAAAACGTACTTCAGGGCAAAAACAGATTAGAAAAGCAACGCAAGGGCAGAGAGCTACAAGAGAGAAAAGACGGCAGGGACAATTAGAAGGTGCTGTTGTAACATCTGGTATAGGTACTCCTTCTTTTTCTAGTGGCAAACCCTCAAGCAAAAAAGATAAGTTTCTTGACAGAGTTGTTAAGAAAACAGAAAGAAAGCCTAGGAAAACAAACGCTAAACTAGGTAAGCCTTCTGATATAGCAAAAAGATTACCTACCTCGCACACTATTAAGAAGGGCGACACATTAACATCTATAGCTAGAGAAAAGGGAACAACAGTAGCAAAGCTGAAAGAGCTTAACAAAGTAGATCCTAAGAAACTACGGATAGGGTCAAAGGTAAAGTTACGATAATGGTAAAAGCATGGTTTATAGTAGCAATAATGTCTGGTGTATATTCAGACGGAACAAAGGATATATACGTATTCCAACACCCATCAGATCATGGACACTTCCATAACGCTTCTATGTGTCAAAAGTATATAGGGGATAATCCCTTTAAGATTGTTAAGGCTCTTGTTAGTGAATACGGAGATAGATCCCCTGAACAAATTATATGTGTACCTGAGGAAACCGTTGAGTCTTTTATGGAACAGAGTAAAACATAATGCTGTATGAGCCTACATGTGAAGTATGTGGCAGTCACATTGAAGACGATAGATGTGAAGTGTGCGAAAACACAGGCGACAACGGTGCTTGGGTAGAAGAGGTTATAAAGGAAAAAGATGACAAAAAATCTAACTGAAAAGCAACAAAAGTTTTTAGCAGCTCTGTTTGATGAGGCAGGTGGTGACGCACGACTAGCCAAGAAGATGGCAGGATACTCTGATGAAACAAGACTATCAGAAGTTGTCAAGCCATTAAAGGATGAGATAATGGACGCAACAAAAGAGTATATGGCTTATGTTGCACCTAAGGCAGCTATGGCAATGGGCAACGCTCTTGTCGATCCTACTGAGTTAGGCATACGAGATAAGATGACAGCAGCAAAAGATTTGTTGGATAGAGCAGGACTAATTAAAACAGAGAAGGTAAACGTAGAGTCTTCAGGTGGATTGTTTGTTCTTCCTGCTAAAGAAGGGACGAATGAATAACACCGATCTAGGATATTGGACGCTCCCAAAACCTGATGTTGAAGTTAAAGAGTGGAGCAGGATACCTAGAGTTGCAAGAACAATACCATTTGGTTACGAAGTAGATACAGAAGACGCAGACTTTCTACTGCCAATAAAAGAAGAACTAGATGCGCTAGAACAAGCAAAGAGTCATCTACAACAGTACAGTTACAGAGAAGTAGCAACGTGGCTCAGTAAAGAAACAGGACGCTACATCTCACATGCAGGATTAAAGAAGAGAATACAAGTTGAACGAAGACGTAAAAAATCAACTACGATTAAGAGGGAGCTTGCCAGAAGGCTCAAAAAGACGCTCCAAGAAATCGAGAAAGCCGAAACAAGTAGAACAGGTAGTTATACAACAGCAGGAACAGCTGCCTGAAATAAAGATAAAACCACAAGAGGTTCAGGAACAGGATGTTCTGTTCAAACCAAACGATGGACCTCAAACAGATTTCTTAGCCTCGTCAGAACGAGAGGTGTTATACGGTGGAGCAGCAGGGGGAGGCAAATCATTTGCCATGTTAGCTGACCCACTCAGAGGACTAAACAATCCTAACTTCAGTGGACTGTTAGTTCGACACACAACGGAGGAGCTAAGAGAGTTGATACAGAAGTCTCAGGAGTTGTATCCAAAAGCAATTCCAGGGATTAAGTGGTCAGAACGAAAGTCACAGTGGACGAGTCCTAAGGGGGGCAGACTGTGGATGTCCTATCTAGACCGTGACCTAGACGTAATGCGCTACCAAGGTCAGGCATTTAATTGGATAGGATTTGACGAACTTACGCAGTGGTCTACACCTTACGCTTGGGACTATATGCGATCAAGACTTAGAAGTGCAGATCAATCGTTAGGACTGTACATGAGAGCAACGACAAACCCTGGGGGAGCAGGGCATCAATGGGTAAAGAAGATGTTTGTAGATCCCTCACCACCCAATAATTCTTTTTGGGCAACGGAGCTAGAAACAGGTAATGTTATTAAATTTCCACAAGGACATAGCAGAGAAGGTGAACCCTTATTTAGAAGACGTTTCATACCTGCTAATTTGTTTGATAACCCTTATCTAGCTGAATCAGGTGACTACGAGGCAATGCTACTATCTTTGCCTGAGCATCAGAGGAAGCAACTGCTAGAAGGTAATTGGGATGTAGCTGAAGGTGCAGCGTTTCCTGAGTTTGATAGGACGAAGCATGTAGTAGATCCTTTCAAGATACCCTCTAGTTGGAGAAAGTTTAGAGCGTGTGACTACGGTTATGGAAGTTACTCTGCTGTAGTATGGTTAGCCGTATCACCTGCCGAACAGCTTGTTGTATACAGAGAGCTACAGGTGTCAAAAGTACTAGCCGTAGACTTGGCTGACAGGATACTAGAGCTAGAAGCTGACGATGGTACGATACAGTACGGAGTTTTAGATAGTTCGCTATGGCACAAAAGGGGCGACACTGGTCCTAGCCTAGCAGAGCAGATGATAGTAAGAGGTTGTAAGTGGCGACCATCAGATAGAAGTAGAGGAAGTAGAGTTGCAGGAAAAAACGAATTACACAGAAGACTCCAAGTTGATGAACATACCGAAGAACCTCGTCTTGTTATTTTTAACAACTGCACACAGCTTATATCTCAACTTCCTAGTCTACCCTTGGATAAGAAAAACTCCGAAGATGTAGATACAAATAGTATGGATCACATGTATGACGCTTTGCGTTATGGTGTGATGACACGACCACGTAGCTCCATATGGGACTACAACCCTGTAAATCAGCGAACAGGTTTTCAAATTGCTGATCCTAACTTTGGGTATTAAATATGGCAGAAGATAACGAAGTAGCATTTGACACAGCAGATGTCACAGCAATGCAGGACAATGATCCTGCTATAAAATCAGAAGGTGATGTAGTAAGTTTTGTACAGAACAGATTTAAAAGAGCAGAGGATGTAAGACAGCAAGACGAACAACGATGGCTTAAAGCATACAGGAACTATAGAGGATTATATGGTCCTGACGTACAGTTTACCGAAACAGAAAAATCTAGAGTGTTTGTAAAAGTTACTAAAACAAAAACACTTGCAGCGTATGGTCAAATAATTGACGTACTCTTTGGCAATAATAACTTTCCTTTGACAGTAAACCCAACGAAACTACCTGACGGTGTAGCTGAGTCGGTACACATAAATATAGATCCTAATGCAGAAAAGGGTCAAGAAGAACTGCGACAGGCTTTTGAAGATAAACCTTCAGAGCCTTTTTTGTTTAAACCTAACGGAAAGCTACAGCCAGGAGAAACACTGCAGGATTTACAGAACAGACTTGGCGCAGCAGAAAACAAACTAGGGGTAGTATCAGAAAAAATAATAGAAGGTCAGGGTACAACAAATACAACTGTAACCTTTCATCCTGCAATGATTGCTGCAAAGAAGATGGAAAAGAAGATACACGATCAGTTAGAAGAATCAGGTGCAAACAAACAGTTACGTAACACAGCATTTGAGATGGCTTTGTTTGGTACAGGTATTATGAAAGGTCCTTTTGCGCTAGACAAAGAGTACCCTAATTGGAATGAGGAGGGAGAGTATGATCCCTTAATTAAAACAGTACCATCTACGAGCCACGTATCTATGTGGAACTTCTATCCTGATCCTGATGCGTACAGCATGGATGAGGCAGAGTATTGTGTAGAAAGACACAAGCTGTCTAAAACACAGATGCGTAATCTAAAAAACAGACCATACTTTAGGTCAGAGTCTATTGAGGAGTGTCTAGATATGGGCGCTCAGTATGACAAGAAGTATTGGGAAGATGACATGAAGGACTACGCTATAGAGAATTATTCAGAGCGATACGAAGTCCTAGAGTTTTGGGGATATGTAGACGCTGACATATTAGAAGAGAACGGTGTAGAGATACCTGAAGAGTTAGCTGACGTAGAGCAGATAAACTGTAACATATGGGTATGTCAAGGTCATGTGCTACGAATGGTGCTAAATCCATTTAAGCCTGTGCGTATACCTTACTACGCTGTCCCTTACGAGCATAACCCATACAGCTTCTTTGGTGTGGGTATTGCAGAAAACATGGACGATACACAGACATTGATGAATGGTTTTATGCGTATGGCTATTGATAACGCAGCATTGAGTGGTAACTTGATCATGGAGGTTGATGAGACTAACCTCGTGCCAGGTCAAGATTTATCTGTCTATCCGGGTAAAATATTTAGGAGACAAGGGGGTGCGCCAGGACAAGCTATCTTTGGTACTAAGTTTCCAAATGTAGCTGGCGAGAACATGCAACTATTTGACAAGGCACGAGTGTTAGCAGACGAGAGTACAGGCTTCCCAAGCTTTGCTCATGGACAGACAGGTATACAGGGTGTAGGACGTACAGCCTCAGGTATATCTATGTTGATGTCAGCAGCAAACGGTTCTATCCGTAATGTTGTGAAGAATGTCGATGACTATCTACTAGCACCAATCGGTAAAGCGTTCTTTAGCTTTAACATGCAGTTTGACTACGACCCTGACATCAAGGGTGATCTAGAAGTAAAAGCACAAGGAACAGAAAGCTTGATGGCAAACGAAGTGCGTAGTCAAAGACTAATGCAGTTCTTACAGGTTGCATCTAATCCTGCACTAGCACCGTTTGCTAAGATGGATTATATAATTAGAGAGATTGCAAAGGCTATGGATCTTGACCCTGATAAGGTTACAAATAGTCTGCAAGACGCTGTGATACAGGCTGAGATATTTAAGAAGTTTCAGGAGCAGATGCCACAGCAACAACAAGCCCCACAGCCACCTGAGGGAGGAGCAGCGCCTGCACCTGCAGGAGCAGACGTTCAAGACCCAACAGGATCAGGGGGAGGACAAGTAGGTACAGGTCAAGCACCTGCACCAGGAGAACAAGGATTTACAGGTAATGTCTAAGATTAAAGAGTTAACGAATAACAAAGAACTATGGGACGCTTTCGTAGAGGAGCTACAACGATCAATAGTAAACTATCAACGCACAATGGAGCAGACAGAAAAGCCATCTGATATCTACAGATTGCAAGGTGCTATCTCTGCTCTTAGACGCATGATGCAACTAAGGGATATGATGAACAATGGAAAGACCTGAGGAACTCAACCAAGAGAAACAGATGAAATTTGCCTTCATGGATGAAGGAGGTATACTTGCAGACGATGGTGTTGATAAAGACCCTGTAAGTGGTAACGAAGTCCCTGCAGGTAGTATGGCAGAAGAAGTAAGAGATGATGTTCCTGCAATGCTCAGTGAAGGCGAATATGTTGTACCTGCTGATGTTGTACGCTTTCATGGTATAGATAAGTTTGAAGAGTTAAGAGACGAAGCTAAGATGGGTTTGTCTAGGATGGAAGCTGACGGACGTATTGGTGGGCAGCCTGTAGAAGAACAAGAAGAGTTTCCCTTCCCTGTCGAGGAGCTAGAAGGGTTTGCTGAGGGTGGTGCAGTAGGGGACACATACTCTAGCGTTACAGGTTCTGACTTCAAGGCTAATCAGCCGTATGGTGCAGGAGGGGGACGCTTTCCTGGCGTAGGCTTTGAGCTACGTAACTTTACCAACCCAACAACAGGCAAAACAGTCGTCATACCTTTCTTCAACGGAAATCCAATGCAGTTTATTCCCCCTGATTTCCTAGAGGGTGGTGCGTCAACAACACGCGGAGGCACATTTGATCCTGCTGCAGATGAGCGTGACAGACAAGAGCGTGAAGCAGAAATAGCTAGAGGCACTGGCAGAGGTATGAGTGATCTTGCGTATGACGCAGCTACAAAAGCTATACAAGGTGTAGAAACAGGACCACAAACAAAACCTTTTAGTGAGTACAGTGCTGATGACTTTAGAAAATACTTAGCACAAAGAGAAAGTGGCTTAGGCAAAGTGATGGATGCGTTACCTGTTGTAGGATTACTAACGTCCATGCAGGACAACGCAGCTAGAGAGTTTGCTAAAAAATCCCTACTAGAACAGAAAAACATTGTCACTGGTCAGCCTTTAACCTTTGATGAGTCAGGCATACTAATACAGATAGCAGAACTACCTGAGAGACAAAGTGTCTTGTCTGCTATAGATAATTTCTTATTGGGTAAGAAAGCCACACCACAACAAAGATTCCCTGCAGAACTTGGTCAACAAGCATCAGGCTTTGCTGATTATGTTCCACCATCTGCAGAGGCACTTAGAAAAGACCTCACAGCAGATAGAATAGGTCAAGATCCTGTACAGCAATACTATGGACCTCCAGGTGAGTTTCAAAATGTTATAGAACCACAAACGGTAGCAGATAAAGCACAAGAAATAATAGAATATGCGTGGGTAGTTGTACCAGGAGTAAACGCAAACAAAAAGTTTAGAGTGGACAAGAGAGACTTGCATCTAGTAGGTGCGTCATCGAATGATTCAGCAAGAGCAATCTTGGCTACAGACAAACACGGTATGTTTGATCCTGTTCTTAGAAAGACTACAGGTAAAGGAAACCTCATACAGGTACACAGTAAAGGACCAGAGGGAGCAAAGGTATTAAGCAGACAAGACTTAGCTAGATACTCTGGTGCTAATGTTAATGCAAACGCCTCTGAAGTTCAAAACATTATAGAAACAAACGATGATAAAATAGATAAGAATAAAAGAGGTATTATAGATACTATAAAAAACGCTCTTGATATGTCAGCAGGTGCTACTGAGATGCCTAAGGATGGTAGCGTGTTAAAAGTTTCTCCTTTTGTGGGAGGAGGTGAAATAACTCCAAGCACTATTGAAAAGACACCTAATCTAGAGGCAGACTTGTTAAAATTTGAAGCAGGTGTATCAAACATAAAGAATTTAAGTAACAGCCGTAGCATAAAAAGAGCAGGTGGTATAGTAGAAAAAGATGGGCAAGTCTTATTTAAACCGTACCAAGTAATAGTTAATGGCGTGGGTGAAACTTTTAAAGACGGAACTGCAAAGTATACAATAGGGGCAGGACATGTGTTACCTAAAGGTTCTGATCCCAATCAGACAAGAACACAAGCAGAAGTTGAAAATTTCTTTTATGAAGACCTTAACATTGCTCGAAACTCTGTAAACAGTAACTATAACACAGATAGATTACCACCAGATATTAAAAAGACACTTGTTCAGATGACTTTTCAGTTAGGAGAGGATGGGCTAAAGGGCTTCAGAAAAATGAATGAGGCTATAGCTCAAGGTAACTACAAAGAAGCAGCCTTACAAATAAAAAATAATTATCAAGACGATGAAGGTAATTATCTTTTTTCAACTGATCCTAATGTTACAAAAGTTTCATCAACTGATTATTATAAACAAACAACTAATAGAGTTAACACTTATGCAAACTATATTGACAAATCTGTTGGTGAATTAAGTGGGGCTAAACAATTTGCTCAACTGCCTCCTGCTATGCCTGTCGGTCTTGGAGGACAAGCCGTAGCACAACCACAGGACGTATCACAGTTTTACGGACAAAGGTTTGACCCTAGTAAGATAGGCACTGACCCATCATTAGGTGTGTCCCAACCACTGCAACAAACATTCGTGCCACCACAAGCACCTACAGCAGAGCAAGTACGGTTAGCAGGTGGCATAGACGCTTTTGCTAAAAGTCAGTTACCAACAGGAACAGAGCAGAGAACAACAGGACTACAAGACTTACCTGTGGGTGTGTCAATAGAGGCTGATGGACAGTTTACAGGCACAGGTGGACTAGGCGCAGTGCAAGCCCCTCGTGTTAGAACACCTATAGTAAAGAGAGACTTTTTAGACCCAAACATGGCTATGTCTAGGCGAGAACAACTAAGTGACCCTAAGGCATTTAGAGGTCCTACAGGAGCAGGGCTAGGACCTAGGATGAGTGAAGATGAAAGTCTAAGTCTAGGACGAGCAACAGACTTCAATAGGTTTGCAGAGAGAGCAGGTAAACCGTCTATGACTGCGCCAAGTACTGCTGATGATAAACCCATAACAACTCAAACGGATTCAATGCTTGCAGACTTACAGCCAAAAGTATCTCCAACTATTGACACAAAACCTGCAACACAATCAAGACGTTTAGGTTTATCTCCTGGTGCTATGGGTGGAAGACAGTTAGGTATGTCACCTGGTGCTATGGGAGGAAGAGTTATACCAACAGCTAAAGAAAAAGCAGGTTTAGACTTTTTAGATTACGAACAAGACAGGACAATATCTGCTCCGACTAGAGAAGAGAAACCTGCAGAAGAAGTATTAAGTAAAAACGAGTACGAGAAACGTGTAAAAGATGCTAGAAGCGAAGAGTACGCTAAAGCTAGAGAGGATGCAGATAAAGCTAGAGACAGCGTACTAAGACAAGGAGGTAGTGTGCAGGAAGCATTTGATGCCGCACAGACTGCTTTCACAGGATTTACACCGTCAGGAGAGTTTGTAGGAGCAACAGACCCTGGTACAGCGGCAATGAACAGATTTAGTAAGGGTGGTTTAGCCTCTAAATCTAAGAAAACTAAACCAAAAAAGCGTAACACCAAGAATGGTCTTGGTGGTAAAATGGCTACCTGACAAGAATGATTGTCAGCCCCAACAATAGGAGTAAATATTATGCCAGAGTTAGAAAACGTAGAACAAGTAAAAGTAGCAGGGTTTGTTGATCCTCGCTCACGCAAAAACAAAAACGCAGATCGCATCAAAAAAGACGAGGAGGAACTCCAAGAGCTTCTTAAAGCCAAAGAGCAAGGTGAGCAACCTGCTGAAGAGGTCAAAGAAGTATCTGACGCTAAAGAGGCAGACGAAACAAAGTCGGAGGATAAGGCTCTTTCAAAAGAAGAGCAGTCTTTTAAGAAGAGATACGGTGATCTACGGAGACACATGGCAGACAAAGATAAGAAGACTGAGGAAAGAATCCAAGCTCTTGAAGATCAGTTATCAAAAGCTGCTAAAAATGAGTTGGTACTACCCAAGTCTGAAGATGAAATAGCAGAATGGACTAAGAAGTACCCTGATGTAGCAGGTATAGTTGAGACTATAGCTGATAAGAAAGCTAGAGAAAGATCAAGCGATCTTGACAAAAGGCTTGAAAACATCGAGACGATGAGAGTAGAGGCAGTAAAAGAAAAAGCTGAGGCTGAACTTATGAAACTGCATCCTGACTTTTCAGAGATAAGAGAGGACGACAAGTTCCACGATTGGGCAGAGGCACAGCCTAAGTGGGTACAGGACGCTCTCTACGAGAATGTTGATGATGCTAAGTCTGTTGCACGAGTTATAGACTTGTACAAAATAGACGCAGGTATCACAACTAAAAAGAGCGATAACAAGAAGTCGGCAGCTTCTGTTGTAAACACTCGCTCTAAGGCTTCTCCGACAGCAGACGAGTCTAATAACTACTGGCGTGAATCCCAAGTGGACAAAATGTCAGACAAAGACTATGCTACAAATCAGGAAGCTATAATGGAAGCAATGCGATCAGGTAAGTTTGTTTATGATTTATCTGGTGCTGCACGATAAAAAAGTGTTGACAAGGCATTTTTTCTAAATATAACTAACACGTACAAACAATAGATTGTCTGACTACCTACGACAAGTATAGACCCAATCTGTTTGAAATCATGTAATCAAACAAAATTGCAACTCTAAAAAAGCGTAGCCTCTATAATCGTAAGTTTGTTATATTAACGTCATAACAACTTTTATAGGAGGATTTATTATGGCATTTCAAACAACGTCAGGTTATGGCAATTTACCTAATGGTAATTTTTCGCCAATAATCTATTCGAAACAAGTACAGCTTGCGTTTCGTAAATCGACTGTTGTGGGTGACATTACTAATTCTGACTACTTTGGTGAAATTTCTAACCAAGGTGATACAGTTCGAATTATTAAAGAGCCTGAGATTTCAGTCAAACAGTACGCACGAGGTACACATGTAACTGCACAAGATTTGGATGACGAGGACTTCCAACTTGTCGTTGATAAAGCTAACTACTACGCTTTTAAAATGGACGACATCGAGGAAGCTCACAGTCATGTGAACTTTATGCAACTTGCAACTGACAGGGCTGCTTATAGACTTGCTGACAACTACGACCAAGAAGTTCTTGGTTACATGGCAGGTTACAAACAGTCTGCGTTAAGTTCAAATGCAGGTGCAGTAAACGACCAAGTTAACGGCACAAAAGCAGTAAGCACTGCAGGATCTGACGAACTTCTTTCTTCAATGAAGTTAATCAAAAGCTCCTTTGGTAGCATTACTACTTCTTCAGCAGGGGATCACTCTATCCCTATCCAAACACAAGCTCCAGGTGCAACTGCAGTTTCTACAGCAGGTATTACACCAATGGTGCTTATCAACAGAATGAGCAGACTGTTAAACCAACAGCAAGTTGATTCTCAGGATAGATGGTTAGTTGTTGACCCTGTATTCATGGAGCTATTAGGTGACGAAAACTCCAAGCTAGTTAACGCTGACTTCAACGCAGCCGAACTTAAAAACGGTCTTGCACTAACAAACTTGTCAGGCTTTAGACTTTACGTGTCTAGCAACCTGCCTTCTGTTGGTACAGGTCCTGCCACAACTGGAACAGCTAACCAAAACTCAAACTTTGGTGTTCTTGTTGCAGGTCATGGTTCTGCTGTTGCGACTGCTGAACAACTTAGCAAAACCGAAACATACCGTGACCCTGACAGCTTTGCTGACATCGTGCGTGGTATGCACTTATATGGTAGAAAGATCCTCAGACCTGAGGCTATCGTTACTGCCAAATATAACGCAGCGTAAGGGAGGGTACTAATATGGCAACTTTTGACTTAACAGCAAAATCAACCACTGGTGTTGGTGCTGACTCTATTGCACAACTACCTTCAAACGCAGGAACGCATCATGTGCGAACAATCCAAGAGTATTTGGATATTGACGCTCTTATAGCAGCAGGTAACACTATTGCTAACGGAGACGTTTTTCAAATGCTTGAGATTCCTGCAGGTACGTTAGTGTTGAACGCAGGTGCTGAAGTTATGGCAGCTTTTACTTCAAGCTGTACTTTGGACATGGACTTTGGTGGAGGTGACGACATCATTGATGGTGCTGACATTACATCAACAGGGTTCTGTGCTGCAGGTTCTAACGGACAAACCAACACAGTAGTAGGTTCAGCTGCCTCAACTTACACTCAATTTATTGGCACTGCTGATACTATTGATTGTACGATTGCAGGGGCTGCAGCAGCTACAGGTAGGTTACGAGTCTACGCAACAGTCATTAACTGTAATGACCACGGTGCAGTAGACAAGGCAACCGAAGTCGACAGAGACTTCTTAGCTTAAACTACTTATTGTTTGGGGCAGGGCAACTTGCCCCTTACATTATTAGGACAGGGTGAATGGCAACTTTTTTATCATTAACAAATAGTGTATTAGCAAGATTAAACGAAGTGCAACTCACCTCTTCAAACTTCTCTAGTGCGAGAGGTATACAGATTCAAGCACAAAACGCTGTCAATGAATCAATACGATATATAAATCAAAGGGAGTTTCAGTATCCCTTTAATCACACAACAAAGTCACAAACACTTTCTCCGGGAACGGTTAGATATAGTATACCTGATGATGCAAAGCATGTAGACTACAATACAGCTAGAATAGTTAAAGATAGTACAATAGGTTCTTCAGGTGCAAACTTAACTATACTACAATACAACGATTACATAAACAGAGAAAACGTAACACAAGAAGACGAGATAGTAACAACAACACTAGCAGAAGCATTAGATGCTAGTGAAACAGAAATAGACATTACAAGTTCCACAGGCTTTAGTAGCACTGGAACTATTTTTATAGAAAACGAAGAGATAACATACACAGGTATTAGCACGAACACGCTAACAGGATGCACAAGAGGTGCTAACAGTACAACGGCTGCAACACACGACAATGGCACATCAGTAGCACAGTTTGATAAAGGTTCTGTACCTAGATTTATAGTCAGAACATTAGACAACAACTTTCTTTTGTTTCCTTTTCCTAACAGAGCTTACACATTAAAGTACGACTACTTTGCTTTTCCGACAGATCTCTCTGCACAAGACAGCACAACAACAATACCTGCACGATTTGATCCTGTAATAATAGATGGAGCTACTGCTTACGTCTATCAGTACAGAGGAGAAACAACACAGTATCAGCTTAACTTTGAACGATTTGAACAGGGCATAAAAAATATGCAAAGTCTATTAGTAAATAAGTATGAGTATGTGCGTTCAACAATGATACAACAACCTACAGGATACTTTAGTTCAGGAGCGTTGAATTAATGCCTGATCTATCGCAGACAAGCCCTGCCGTATTTCCTCTGCAGGGAGGTCTAGTTCTAAACAAGTCTACGTTTGCAATGCAACCTGGTGAGGCAATAGAGCTTGTAAACTTTGAGCCAGACATCAATGGTGGCTACAGACGCATAAATGGATTTGCTAAGTACAATACTAACATAGTACCCATAACAAGTGCATCAACAGAAGAAGTTTTACTGTCCTGCATATTTAACGATAAGATAGTTGCAGCAAGAGGCACAAAGATATTTACAGCTTCAGCAGGAAGTGGGTCTTGGACAGAAAGAGATACAGGTAGAACAAGTGCAGGTGTCTATACCTTTGAACGTTTTAACTTTGATGGTAATGACAAACTTATAGTTGCAGACGGAAACAACGCACCTACAGTATTTAATACATCGTTTGCAGCTACAGATGTTACATCAGCAGGTGGTGGAGAAGTTAGCACTGCTGTAACAGGCGCAAAGTTTGTAGCAGTATTTAAAGACCATATGTTCTATGCAGGTATGGCTAGTAATAAACAAGAAGTTGTATTTAGTGTACCGTTTGATGAAGACAACTTTACAACAAGCAGTGGAGCAGGTAGCTTCAAAGTAGACGACACCATAACAGGTCTGAAAGTTTTCCGTGAAGATTTGTTTGTGTTTTGCCAAGACAGAATATTCAAACTGTCAGGAACATCGTCAAGTAACTTTGCTGTTGTGCCTGTTACTAGAAACATAGGATGTGTAAACGGACAGACAATACAGGAATTTGCAGGTGACTTAATATTCCTAGCACCTGATGGATTAAGAACCGTTGCAGGTACAGCAAGAATTGGTGACGTTGAACTTGGTACTATAAGCACTCCTGTGCAGTCTGTGTTTAATACTAATATAGCAAACGCTAGTGGGTTCAGATCTCTAGTCATACCAAACAAGACACAGTACAGGGTGTTCTTCACAAAGTCAGGTGTCTTACAAGCTACAACAGAAGGTGTATTAACATCTCTAAGAGGACAGTCGTTTGAGTTTGCTAACTTAAAAGGGATACGACCTACATCAACAGATACTGTGACGACAGCAACAGAAACAATAGTGATACACGGTGGTGACGGTGGGTATGTGTATCGACAGGAATCAGGCAATGACTTTGATGGCACAGCCGTAGGTGGCAAGTATAGAAGTCCTGACCTAAGTTTTGGAGATCCGGGTATACGAAAGCACATGCACCGTGTCCTTGTAAGTTATAAGCCAGAGTCTTCTATTAGTGCTGACATGTTTTTGAGGTACGACTACGAAGATCCTAATGCACCAAGACCTGCAGCCTACTCTCTTACAGCTAGTGACATTGTGGCTGTGTATGGCACAGGAGTTTACGGCACAGCAACATACGGTGGACAGTCAGAGCCTTTGTTACGGCAATCAGTAGAAGGATCAGGATTTACCGTAGCACTAAGAGTTGACGACAACGGAACAACAGCCCCTTACGCACTTAGGGGATTTCAGATGGAATATCAAACAGGAGCTAGAAGATAAATGGGAGCAACGTATACACGACAGTCTACATATAGTGACGGTGATGTTATCACGGCTGCCCACACTAATGACGAATTTAATCAGTTATTAGCAGCCTTTGCAGCCTCAACAGGACACACACATGACGGCACTACAGCCGAAGGTGGTCCTATCACAAAACTACTTGGCACATCTTTAACCTTTGGAGATGGCACTGCAGGTACAGACATTACTGTAACCTTTGACGGTGAGTCAAATGACGGTGTACTCAAGTGGATGGAAGACGAAGATTACTTTGAGTTCAGTGATGACATACTTGTAGCGTCTACAGAAAAGCTACAGTTCCGTGACACAGCTATATACCTTAACTCTAGCACTGACGGACAGCTAGACATTGTAGCTGACACAGAAGTACAGATAGCTGCAACAACTATAGACATTAACGGTAACGCTGACATCTCAGGTAACTTAGGTATAGGTGGCAACCTTACTGTTACAGGTACAACTACATTCAACGGTGGCACACTTACACTAGGTGATGCGAACACAGACAACATCGTGTTTGGTGGCGAAGTAGACTCTGACATTATACCTGACGATGATGACACACATGACCTTGGCTCTTCAGGTAAGCAGTGGAAAGATATATACATAGATGGTGTTGCTTACTTAGACGCTATTGACTTCAACGGTACGGCAATATCTGCTACAGCTGCAGAGCTTAACATCATGGACGGTGTTACAGCTACTGCCACTGAACTTAACATAATGGATGGCGACACTTCTGCTACTTCTACAACAGTCGCAGATGCAGACAGAGTTGTGTTTAACGATAACGGCACAATGAAGCAGGTTGCTGTAACTGACCTTGCTGCATACTTTGATGATGAAATAACAGCAATGCCAAACCTTGTAACCACTGCAGCCACAACTGTTGGTGCGTTGAACAGTGGGTCTATAACAAGTGGCTTTGGCACAATAGACACAGGCTCTTCTACAATAACCACTACAGGGCTTATTACAGGTGGCTCACTAGACATTGATGACGTTGTAATAAATGGAACAACCATTGGTCACACAGATGACACAGACTTAATTACATTAGCAGATGGTGTTGTAACCATAGCAGGTGACTTGACAATTAGTGGTGATGACCTCACTATGGGTACAAACACCAGTGGTCACATCATGGTTGCTGACGGAACTAACTTCAACCCTGTGGCTGTATCAGGTGATGTAACTATAGCAGCAAATGGTGCAGTAACAATAGCTAACGATGCTGTGCAGAAAGCTATGGTAAACGCAGACGTTATTACAGGACAGACTGCTGAAACATCTCTTGACACATCAAATGATACAATACTTATACATGATGCGTCTGCTAGTGCATTAAGAAAGACTACACTTGCATCTATATCTTCTGCTCTTGGTGGTA